AATACATTAAAACTATCTAATGTTGTAAAAAACAAGATGGCTCAAATGTATATGGGTTGGTTCAACTGGACATTTACTGTGTCTCAATTTATGCAGCCTGTACAAACAGGTGTACCTATGTTAGAGCTAGTTGGAAATCGTCTTGGTATGAATCCTTTAGAAGCACAGCAGTCTTTTGTTAAGGGTGGTAGTTCTTTTGTACAGGCACAGCTTCATCGCATGGGCATACTTAAAGATATTTCTCCAGAAATTCAAGATGCTGTTAATTGGGCAGAGAAGAGAGGTTTGCTAGACTTCACTGAGCTTGAAAGAGCTTACGAAGGAAATAAAACTAAGGTTGGGAGAATGGCTGATAAAACAGCAGAATGGTCAATGCAGATTGGTGAAGGTGGTACTCGTCCTCCCATGTTCCTGGCATTTGTAGACATACTTTCAAAGCAGGAGTCAAACAAAACTGTAGTGTACGAAATGGCAGAGCATCTAACCAATCAAACAATGGCTGACTACCATAAGTGGGAGCGTCCTTTAGTCTATAACGGACTAGGTGTACTAAGCCCTCATGCTGGTGGACTAACTACGTTCAAGCACAATTTTATGGGTACACAAGTTTTACTAGCTAAAGAAGCTCGTAAACCTGGTATACATAGTAAAGCTCCGTTGGCTCTGTCTGTGATGTCTATGCTAATGTTTGGTGGCATCACTGCTACCCCATTCTATAATGAATTTAATACTATCTATGAAAATCTTCGTGAAAGTCTTTTAGGTGAAAAACGTTCTATAGCACAGGATGCTTTAAAAGAGCTACCTCAATGGAGTAAGACAGGAATTGCTTCTAGCATGATCGACCTGAATGCTCAAGGTAAGTTTAGTTCTGCGGATATGATTCCTGACACTTTTTCTAAAGCTGCTTTCCCACATTTATCTGGAGCATATGATATTGCTTCAGACGCTGTTAAATCAGTGGCTAATCCTAGCTCTACCAATCTATCTAACTTAGCTGTATCAGCTACTCCTAGTGGATTTAGACAAGCTATGAAAGGCATTGTAAAGAGGGATGGAGACAATCTGTTAAACAAAGCTGGTCAAGTAGAAACTTCACGTACTCCTGAAGAATGGAATAAGTCGGCTGCTACAGGACTTGTTCCTTTGAAGGAAAGTGTAGAGGCTACTAGTCGCTATCAGAATCTAAAGAATGAAAAGGCTAGAACAGATAAAGTTAAACAACTTTCTCTAGATTTCAAAGCTGCTGTCATTGCCAATCAAATTGACAAACAGGCAGATATTCTTAATGAGTATGAAAAGTTGGGTGGTGATGCTAGACAACTAGCAAAACAAATTCCTAAGATTCTTATTGAGGCTGATAAGACTACCCAAGACCGTCTGGAGGGAATTCCAAAAAGTAGACAAGGAGTGAGACGCTATGAGGCGTTTCAAAACTAATTATGCAACTTAGTTTTAATGGTTTGGAAACTCTGAAGAGATTCGAGGGGTTTAGATCGGAAGCTTACAAGGATACTGGGGGTGTTTTTACCATAGGGTATGGAACTACCACTTGGAACGAAAAGCCCGTTGTAGCAGGGCAAACTATTACTGAGAAAGAAGCTATCTTAGCTCTACAACATGATGTTGCATGGGCTCAGACAGCAATCAATCAACTTGTTCGTGTTCCGTTAACACAAAACATGTTTGATGCACTTAGTTCCTTTGTATATAACATTGGAGCTGATGCTTTTTCAAAGAGTACAATGCTTAAGCTCCTAAACTCTGGTGATTACAGAGGAGCGGCTAATCAGTTTACTCGATGGGTGTTTGATAATGGTAAGCAAATTGCTGGACTCGTATCCAGAAGACTTACCGAACAATCTTTGTTTACGTCGTAAACAAAGGGGCCACCTTTCATAAGGGTAGGCCCCTTTTTTTTTATTTACATATACACTTTAAATTAAACTCTTTACACAAAATTTCAGACGCCACAACTTCCGCCATGTCCTGTAATGTCGCAAATGTCGTGTTCCTCAAACACGGTACCTTTGTTGTTGATGGCTGTTTCATAGTCACATTCTGTGAGGGGTTGACCTCCTCGACTTCCATCTGGATACGCGGTAAATCCTCTAAGTCGTAGCAAGAGTTGTTGCAAAACTTGCAACTTGGTCTGGATTGTTTCCTTTTGATCCCCAAGGAGCCAAATTGATGGTAGACGAGATTGACATGTCAACATAATCTTGTATGTCGGCTTGGAATTTAATTCGCTGTTCATAATTAGTACTTAGTTTATAGGCTGTGTCAATAGTGTCTGGCTTTAAACCATACTCTTTAATAAGTCGGTCTGCTGTTCCATCGACAACGTATGAATATTTCCACTTTGTTCCTTCAGTGAGGAAGCGACGTTTGTAAGCAACCGCAAATAACGGCTCAATTCCTGTAGTTGTGGAAGCAAGAATGCCAATTGTTCCGGTTGGTGCAATTGCTCGATACGCAACAGGTCGGCTGATATAGAATCGGTCACAATGTTCATCTGCCGCTCGCTTAGATTCATCTTGATATACCTTTAACCATTCGTGTAGTTCGGAAGTTACTTCGTATTGTTGTCCTCGTTGGAGCAACCACTCGTGAATACCCATAAGACCAAGCCCTAATCTACGATTTTTTTCTCTAACTCTGTACACTTTGTCATAAGGGAGGTCAGCTCGTAGAGTTCCACATACAAGAAACTTGGATGCAAGACCCACCAAAGACTTAAACTGCTCCAACGAATTAACATTACCAAGATTCATAGAGCCAAGGTTACACACATCAGAATCATCTTCAGAGGTAACTTCAGTGCAAGCATTACGCAATGTTTCATTTTGTTTATCACCAAAGTTGAAAGAGAATCCAGGCTCACCCGTTTGCATTGCTTGCCTAATATTTTCTAAAAATACTCTGTTATGTTGCAAACCAAAAGCTAACGCAGCATCATCGTAATTAACAGAAATATTAGTCATGTCCAGCATAGCTGGTGCATTAAAATCAGCAGCCTTAGCAGCTTTTACTTTCTCTGACCAATTCTTTGCTCCAAGAAAGAGAGGAATGTCTTCATGTTTCCAATTGAGACTAGCGTAGATTGCAGAGCGTCTTGATCCGCCTTGCATAACATTCCGTCCGATTTCATTGATTGCCGACATGAGGGGGATAGGACCAGAAGCGACGCCACCAGTGCGCGATAAAGGCTTTCCAGATGCCCGTAGTCTGCTGTAGTCAATTCCAATACCCCCACCCGTCATTAAACAACTCATTGCGCGCCACGTTACGTTGCTCCATTCTTCTCTTGTGTCTTCTTCCGCACGGAGTAGGTAACAATTGTTGTATGCTTTATACGGTCTTCCTGCATAGTAAAGATACCGTCCACCGGGGAGAAACCGCATGTTTTTAATGTGTTCTGAAAGGTCGTTACAATCTGATTCAGAAAGTAATCTTGGCAAGGTGCCCCCCCTAGTACCACAGACATCATCAATGAGTCTATCGGCCAAGGCATCCCATGTATCGTTTGGTCCTTGTGCATACTTATTGCGAAAAATTGTTTCGGCGAATGAAGTCTTGAATCTCTGTACTTGCATCTACATATTCCTTTAATTCTTTTTCTCGTTCTTTATCTTCTTGCATTCGCCTACGATAGCGAATTCTCTGCTCATGGTTCTTACTTAAATCCTCAGAGACTGTCTTCTTCGTTGACTTTTTCATAAACCTTGTCAATGTTGTCATCAATTTTATCCAAAAAAGCGTCTACCAAGTCAGTAGAAGTAAGCTCAAGAATTTCCAGTAAGAACACCTCGTCAATTGTTCGTAGCTTATCTAACAGTTCACTTTTATCCATTACCGATCACTACCAGTTCCTACAATTAGATTACGTATTTTACGACTTTCTAATTTGTCTAAATTACTTTGAGCAACTTCTGCTAAAGTCCAGTTGTTGTCTGCGGCAATAGCAGATAGATACCAAAGAACATCACCAAGCTCTTTGTGTAGTTTGGCAGATGCTTCGCCCATAAGATAGTCTCCACGTAAGAGCCGTTTGAAGATACCGGCAACCTCACCAGCTTCTTCAAAGAGTCCCATAATACGTTCCTCAGGAGGACTAGTTGGTACACGATACTCGCTGGATTTTTCTTGATACTCATTTAACAGCATTTTTGGCTTCCTCTACTTCAATCCTTTTCTCTAGAAAATGGATGGCTTTCTTTAGGTCTTCAATACCACCCTTGTCTTTCCATCTGGAAATATATTTAAGGGCAGTGCCTTCTAAGTAGCCTAGTTCCCAAGCAGTGATAACATCCCAAGGTTCATAACCTTTAAATTGTTTGTAATGTGTACCACCAATTTGTTTTTCATTTGCGCTCATAGATAATTATTCTTTAAATACTTTAATGATACAAACATTTCATCAAACTCGCCATTGTCTACTTCATGAAGCATGATGATTCCTTGCCAGTGTTTATTGCCTTGAGGACCAAGATAATCTTCCTGATGCTCATAACAAGAACCAGCAATAATACTAGTGACTCGCTTACCGTCAGCTTTGTAAGCATAGGCTACTTGTCTTCCTTGTTGATGACCTGAGATACAGGACATATGTTTTTTGCTGAGTTGAAGCTGTGCGCTTGAAGCAGGACGCCCGGCAATACCAGTGGTAAAATAATGACAATAGGCAATACCATCAATAACAACTGGCTGAAGAAATGGATATACTTCCCAACCTGCTTCAGCATATTTTAAATCCTCAATTCCAATTGTCCCATCAAGTTTTGAATCGTTGTTGGTGGCTCGTGAAATTCTATCTTCGTGGTTGCCCAATGTGAGTACAAGTCGGGGAAAGTATAATGAGTGCTTATTTTTACGCTGGAGTGCGTTGTACGTATTGAGTGGTGCCAGGAGGCTTCCCATACCTTCCTGTACTGCCTCGATGTCTGACTTATACCGTCTTCCTTCAAACGACTTTTTGCCCACATCATAACTAGATAGGCTAGGCATATCCGCAAAATCACCAATACAAACCACAGTGTCTGGTTTCTTAGCCACGATGTAATTGCCAATGGCTTTAAGAAAATCAAGATTGTCTCCAGGTTTAATTTGTGTGTCAGGGATTACAAGGTGGCAGGACATACATCATATCTTTCTAAGTAATTTATTGCTTGTTGTAGACGTAGTTTATTTTCTTTAGCATTACCAAGTAAATAATTACAATGGTTACAAAGAAGCCCTCTTACTTGACCTGTAACATGATTATGGTCAATATGTGTAGTTCTACCTGGAATTAAAATTTCTAAACAAATGTCACATAGATTTTTTTGAACGTTTAATTGTTCTGTATACCATTCTTTTGTAACACCATATCGTTTTAATCTACGATTATGTTCTGCAACTCTTCCAATTTTTCTGTACTTATCTGGATTAGATTTACGTCTATTTCTTTGAGCTTCTGCGGCTCTTACATAATAACCAGGTGGTCTAGGTTTGTCCCATCCTTCAGGTTTAATTTCCCGTGAATATGGTTTATGTGTAGACATTAGTTATACATTTCTCCATCATCAGGGCCTTCAGCATCTAATTGTTCCACACCATAAGCAGAAGCTAGTCCAGCCGCGACAAGAAAATTCAAACCAAACTGAAGAATTGCTTGCATTTGCTTGTCGTCTAAAGTAACTTCAAACTTAGTAGACCCATCGTCATTCCTTACTGGTACGTTTACTTGCACTTATTTTTTCCTTTTTTGTTTTTGTGTCATGACAGGTTTTACATAGAACCTGTAGATTATCTTTGTCGCAAAATAGTCTTGTGATGAAGGAGTCCCAAGTTGTAAAGCCCACTTGCTGGTCGATTACTGGTTTGATGTGATCGACCTGAACATTCTTTGATGGATGCTCTTCTTTGCAATCTGCACATAAGTAATGTTGAGCCAACCTTCCAGTCTTGATATTAATCTTTTTTTGTGTCTTGGCTTCATTCAACGTTTCATACTTAGGGGGCCAACGTCTGCTGCCGCTCCTCAGTACACTCGTTATAAAGGCTTTCTTCCGGCCATCGGTCCAAGAAATTGTCTTTCCAGATGCCATTCATTTCTCTCCAAATCCAAAGACACTTGGCGGTCATGGCAAAGTGTTCGTAACTTCCAAACTGTTCTCTGACAACATTGTAATATTCCGCTTCCGAAGAACATGGGTCCAAAAGCTTTTGGGCCTTCTTAGGTCCGATTCCAGTAACGCCTTTGATTCCGTCAGCGGTGTCGCCAACAAGACACTGATAATAAAAGAACTTAATAGCTTCTTCATCTGTAACATAATATTTTTCTTTTCGCACAAAGTTGTAATGCCAACCAGGAATCATATCAAGGTCTTTATCTATGGTACAGATTATGGTAGAATTTGCATCATAAATAGAATGTTCCATACATTGCCTAACACCTAGCATGTCGTCTGCTTCACAGCCTACAGACCATTGAGCACCCCATTGGTCTACTAAGTGTTTCTTAACTTCATGCTCAAAGCGAGGTCTTTTTGCAGTAATTCTATTTGCTTTGTACTCGGGATAAACTCCGTATCTGAAATTATCCTTACCACTAAGCCATAACTCGAAGTCAGTTGATCCAAGTGTTTGAGCAATGTCGTCAAGGACACCATTTGCCCTGCTATTAGCAATCCACGCTGCGTTTGCTTTCTCATAGGCAATTTGTTCCTTTGCTTCTTTTTTTGGAATACCAACTTCTAGAAGTTCTAAAAGACTAGCTGGTTCTGCACTAAAGGCAGCTCTAAACGTTACAATGTCTGCGTCAATTAATAGTTTCAATATGCATTCCATTCTTGTAGAGCAGCTTTTGCTACAGCCATATATTCACTAAAAGATGCATTTGCTGGCAAATCTTTGACACCCTCATCAAACACTTGTAAACAAAATTCTTGCTTCTTGGTCATTGCAGATCGAGCTTCCACATAGTTTCTTGCTACAATTAATTCAGTCGTTCGGATGTTGTTTCTCCAAATTCATTTGTGTAATAAATTTTTCTAATGCCCGTTGCTTGAAGAAGCCTATAGCAAACAGGGCAAGGCCGAGCCATAGAACAAGTGCCACCGGCAGTAAAACGAGTAACGTAGCAATTTGCACCCACAAGGTCATGTTGCCTACCTTCCTTTAAGAGTTTTAATACCGCAGCACTTTCTGCATGTCTTGTAGCAGTGCCAAGAATGTGTGAATATTGTCTAGTGTTATATCCAGTAGACAGAAGGCGGGAGCCTTTCATTATTACTGCTCCCACTTTATGCTGTTTAAAACAGCTTTTACGAGCTTCTATCTGAGCCCTACGAATTGACATTAAAAAAATTCACGATAGTATTTTTTTCTAATTAATGTGCATGTAACTTCAAACATATTACCTGGTCCATACAAACGTGTTATAGCCACTTTCCATTTTCTCCTATAAGCCCAGGCATAAGCAGCATCTTTAAATCGCTTATAGTCTTTTTCGTTAATAGGATTGGTAGTTATGTAATCCCCAACACTACGAAGATACTTGCTAAACCTATACTTATCTTCAGGAAAACGGCCACCTAAAGTAGCCGCCCATCTAATGTGTGTCATTACATAGGAACGTCACCAAGCTCATTGTCTTGTGTGAACAAATCCTTTTCGTCATGATTGCCATATACGAAGTCAACATATTGTTGCGCCGTCTGTAGAACATCTTCTACCTTTAAAGCAGTTTTAGAGCCTACTGATAGTGTAGAAATAGCAGCATTAATAGAACTTTGCTTGACAATATATAGCTGCTTAATCTTACGTTCATCAGCAGTTTCATATGTGCTTACTGTTGCCCTGGCTGGACTTCCAGGTGATGACTTAGCAGAATCAGGAGCGGAAGCACCACCCACAGCTTCAATAGAAGCCCATTGATTATAGCCTGCGTCATTCTTAGTAACCTCTACGTTATACTCTTCACCGGGCTTCATGGTTTGCACCTTGGCAAACACAGCTGGATTGGTAAAGCTCATGATGTTTTGAGTACGGTTTTGACCGTTGAAGGAGTAGACAACAGCAGCCTTCTCATAACGATTACGACCATTAACAACCTTTTCAATATTTACTTCAGCAATCTTAATCTTAAATGGCATTGTATTCCTTTAAATCTCTCTTGTTATTACCTACACTAATTTCGCAGGTAAGGGGTAGTGAAAAGTCATATCCAAAATGGGCACGACATAAATCTGGTACGCTTTCAACAGCTTGTTTTAAAAGCATACTAATAGTATAACAGTTTTCTTTGGGAGTGTCAATAACTAAACTGTCATGAATTGTTCCTACAAACTTATATGTTAATCCTGATGCATCAAGCAGTCGTTTAGCTTCAATTCTTGCAAGCATAACGAGGTCGGCTCCAAAGCCCTGGACAGGGTAATTTTTGATTGTAGTGAGGGGCCATTTCCAATCATTGTATTTAAACTCAGGAGTAAAAGAATAGAACCGTCCTGAGGGAATCTCCAAGTACCCATCGCGTTTGACAGTTTGCAATAAACCGTCATGCCAGTTTCTAACACCTGAATATTTTGTGTAGTATCTATCAATTACTCCTTGCCAGAATTTTTGGGAAGAACTGACTCCAGTGAAATCAGGGTCATTAGCGTAGGAGTATGCGGAACCCCCATAGATAAGCCTAAACTTGAAAATCTTTGCAACCAGTCGTCCTGGTTTCCCTTCCCCAAGATTAAAGGCAACTCTATTAGTGTCATGGATATCAACTTTGTCAATGATTTCTTGTCGTAACACTGAGTCACCGGATAGCTCTGCGGCGACAACAACTTCAAGTCCTTTAACATCACAGTTGACTAGCAACTATCTGATCCCACTCTTTATTATATTCATCTAATAAATCTGCCATGTACCTTAAAGTGGATGCATTAAAGTAGCCATGAACTTTTGAAGGCCACCAAACTTTGTACCCATCCTCGGTGGTGACTATTTCTGAGTCTAAAGAATCTTTAATTCTTTGTTTAAATCTTGCATTAAAATCAATCATATCTACTCACAAAAAATTGTTCTACTTCCGGGGGTTGATTCTGCATATTAGGTGCAGATGAACTAAGCCTACCAGTGACTGCTACGTTCTGATTAAACTGTCCGTGAATCAAGTTCTCCGTCCATTGCTTGTCGTTAAATTGTTTAAATACAGATTCCAGCATTTCAACCACCTTTTGCGTCTCTGACCTACTCGTAAGTAAACCCAAGATACGTTTGTTCTCTTTACTCCCTTTAAGAGAGGCGAGAGTGGGAGCATCTGTTTGGTAGTATCTTGTGGAAACTTGCTTATCTTTAGTTTTCTTAGTTTCAGTGCCTTCAAGCGGCACAAAAAGCTGTTTGAACGAAACAGACTCAACGGACCATGAATTTTTGGTATAGACCTCCCCTTTGCGGGGACCACTTTTATAGACCGCTTCGGATGGAATGGCATAGTCAAAGTTTAGAATACCACCATATAAAAAACAAGAAAGATGGTCACCAGAATCCCAATTAAATTGTCCGTGAGTAATTGGTGGGAGATAGTCAT